CCACGGTCCTGCATTAACTGAAAAAGTTGCGGAACAGCGCGATGCATCATCAACTTGAACACGCTAACGTCCCAACCCGTTAGCATCCCGTCCTCGTAAGCCAACCCAATGCCAGACTCTTCATTCACTCGCGGCTGACCAATGCCAATATCCCACCCATGATTCTTTAACTCTCGCGCTGGCAGCACCATGCGATACCAAGTGCAACCATTCGGCTCTGGCGGGTCAGTGTTCTGCGCCCAATCACTACTTATGAAGGCGACGCTTGGCACGCTCAACCTCCACCATATGCAGCGTTAGCGCGTATCCGATTATGTCCACAACCGTATCCGACTTCGGTTTGTGAACTTGCCGCGCAATCTTCATCCCGACCATACACAATGCGACCTGTTCAGCCGACACTTCATGATCCAAGATCACCGACCAGATGCGGGCAGCGCGATCCATGTTGTCAAGTGGATGCCCATACTCGTATTGACGCTCGTCGGATACAAGGCGAGCAGCGTAAGCCGCTACGTCTTCCGGTGTCATGCCAATATTGTCGGCGTTCTTAGACACTACCCCTCCTGTCTGCTTTCGCCTACAGTATCGCCATATCCGTTACACGATCATTGGGCGTTGTCACGAACGTGAGCATACCCGGCTGGCTAACTTCCCCTGCGCTGACACGCCACCATTCACTACCACCATCAAGGGCTGGGGCTTGCAGCCAGACGCAGCCACCCCAATCCGCTACCCGCAAATGATGGTAATGACCTGTTATGAGAATGTCCGCGTCACCGATGGGTTGCCGTCCCGCTGACTGATCAGCCCACCAGCGGCGAAGTTTCTGCTCAGCGTTTGCGCCACCACGCGCCATGTGACCGTGCGTAATCCCTAGTATCCATTCGGCGCACGGGATGGTGAGTGTGAGGCTGTCACCCGCAATAACAAACTTAACGTGCCCAAATGCGTCGGGGTTAGCGGCGAGGATTTCCTGCACTTGCTCAACAATCGCCAAATCGTCATTATCGTGCGACCCAGTAAATGCCCCACCGCCATTCCGATTCTCTCCATGATTGCCTCCAACCGCAGCGACCACAACAGAGTCAAAGTGCTTTGACCATTCAATAACGCTATCCGTTAATAGCCTGCGCGTGGCCTTAATCTGATCGCGACGGTCAAGTTCCACGGCGAAAGTCTGCGACGGGTAATGCCCTAAGCAGCCCTCAATAGAGTCACCCGTCCACAAGACGTTCAGCGACGACACTTCCCGACCAATCTTGCGCAGTTCTTTCACCCGCTGCACTACAGCATCACGCGCATCAATGATGCGTCGTATTGTTCCCTCAACGCCGTCCCCGTCAGCCTTCCCAATCTGCCAATCCGCAAGCACAACATTTAACACCGCCTCCCCGGTGAATACGCGCTTTGTTGGCTTATGACGCATAGCGTCCTTAATAAGCGGCTCTAAATCAACGGGCGCGTGGCGGCGTCGAATAACTTTCGCCTTAAACTGACGATTATTCGTGCCGTCCTCGCCACCCCAAGTGTTAAACAGCACGGGTTCAACTATCTGGAACTCGTTAGGGTCTAGATCCCATTTGCGAAGCAAGTCTTCCCATTGCGGATCGCCATTAATAGCATCAGTTATGAGTGTGCCTTCGTCGCCTAGCCATTCAACGCCAGGAACCCACATCCGTTTGCGAGCCGCTAGTTCTTCGACCTGCTGGATTGTCTTAGTGAACTCGTCTCGTAGTCCCACGTCACTCCTGCTGATTGGAAGCCTTACACCGTGGACACGTTATGCGCCACGGCGCGGTGATTAGTTCAGCGAGCAGTTTGTTGCAGCGCCAGCATCGCGGACGCTCAACCGTTCGTGACCCCTTCCCGTAGGCGTCCATTACCGTTCCACAATAGCCTGTAGCGAGAGGCTAAACTCTGGCCTTTCATTCTCGTCCGTACCAAGAGCGTTAATGCTAGAAAGATGATGCACTCGCAAGAACCTGACACCACTAATGGTTTCATCGGTGATATTAGTTAGCGTGTCGCGCACGTCCTCAATTAAAGTACGCGCCGTTGGGTAGTCGTTACGGCTAGCGCGCACCATAACTTGAATAGAGGGACGCTCAAGTGTCGCGGCGTTATCTACTAGAACCTCAAGCGGCGCAGACCCCGAATACTCATACAACGCAACGCAAGCATCTGGCGTGTTAGGCATGATCCCAATGAACAAGTTAGTTGCAACCGTCGCGACACTCGCTGACTGCAACTTATCCGCTAACGCCTCTAGAACGCTCATAGACGCCTCAAGTTTCTCGCGTACCGTGCCATAACGTCCTTAACGAAAGTGTCCTCAGCAGCCTTCACGGGCTTCTCTAGGTACTTCGCTGTCTTACCGTCGGCGTGCCTAGCGTTCATATCCTCATGCACGAAGAAAGCATACTTTGACGCAGCACCGCCATACGTTAGTTCAACTTCAATGCCGTCAGCGCTTATCTTTGGCTGCTCTACACGACCGCTGTCCTTAAGCGTGCCCGTATCAACGGGAACAATCCGCTTAGACTCATTCATTACGGCTTCAGCGGTTCCATACACCGCTTGCTTAAGGTCATTCACCGTGTCACTTGCGACAGCCTTCTCAAATAGTCGCGCAAGACGATCCGCGCCCTTTAACTCAAAGCGAACGTCCATTAGCGACCAATCCTGACCACCGTATGATGCCAACCGTTCTGATCATACGGCTTATCGACGGCGATAATGATTGGTTCGCTGCCGTCCTCAAGAACAATCCGATAATCCGTCGTAACCGTGACCTGACCGTACAAATACACTTTGCCGGTTTCTAACACGTCACGACCGTCGGCGGTTTTCGTGAGTTGATTCTCAGCCATAAGGTGCGCAGACGCAGTCACGCCGCTAGCAGACCAAGTGCGCGCACCATACTTATCCGTTGATGCAGGCGCATACAACGTAACAGTTTCAGAGAACAGTTCTTGATATGCCGGTTCAATAGCCATTACGACTTGTTATCCATCTGACCAACGACAAAGTCGCTACCCTCGTCCTCCTCGTTACGCTCAGCAGTTGGCAGAAGCACATTCGCATTCACAATGGGGGCTGCCGGGTATCGACGGAAACGCTCAGACTCTAGACGCTTAAGTAACGCTTCCCATTGCTGTAGCCGCGCACCAAGCCGCTGCGTCAGGCTAAGGTCGCCAACCTTCTTAGACTCTTCCGCGCTACGCGATGCTTGAGCGATTAACGCCACAACGCAAGCGACAGCAGCCGAATACGCATCGCCATACGCGGTGTAAAGGTACGTTATTTCCTCATTTGATAACAGTTGATCCGTAGTATCCGTATCTTGAATAAGGAAACGGATTTCATCAAGCGCGCTATCACTTGGATCGCCGGAGTAAGACCACGTCATGCGAACCTCCCAGGGTAAGTTTACCCTCAAGGACAAATCTTTAGTATGAGTTTAGATTTATCTCATAACGCGGGCGGGGACCACCCATTTCAAGTGAGTGATCCCCGCTTCGCGGTTATTCAGTTGAGATTATTAGGACGCTGCCATGATCCCAACCGCGTCAAGCGCGTCCAAGATCGCTTCAATGGCGGTTCGCGCCTCAGCGTCTTGCGTAGCGCCACCTGACGGATCAGCGATGTTGGCGACAGGATCGCCAAGGTCAATGGTGCCACCAGCGGTTAGGTCACCCGTCACAGACAGGTTGCCAGCAACGCTAGCGTCGTCACCAACGACGAGGTCATCGCCGGTAGTAACGTCATCGTCAGCGGTTACCGCGCCAACGAGGGCTTCGCCGCGTGTTAGTCGGTTGCTCATGCTTCCTCCTAGGCGACAGCGGAACCGAAGAAGTAGCCAAGGTCAGAGCCGACAACCTTGTTGTCGAACGCCAACTCAGCCTCAACTCGGGTTGCCTTTAGCGACTCCAAGCGGAACGAGGACGTTCCAATGGTTGCGCCAAGACCCTGCGAAACGCCGGTCCACTGGAAGGTGTAGCCAGCGGACGGAGTCAGCAGGCCGGGGCTGTCAGCAACGTGGCAGAGCAGAGCGTTCTTGCCGGTCGTGAACGAGTAGGCAGCAGTTGCGCCTTCCGCGTTCGTGGCCTTGATGCTCTTGCTCACCATGACGCGATCAATATCGAACATGCGAGCGAGCATGTCCTCCGTGATGGTCTGGCTGCTGGTGTACTT